TTCTACTGTGAAAAACTATAACCAATCAAATCTTACCAAAGCAAAATCAGCCAGTGATGCAGCACACGCATCTACAAAAAAATTAAGTGAATCCCTGGAAGAGCAATCCAATCGCCGCAAAGGTGCTCCTAAGATGAAAGGTGACTTTGTTGCAATTCAACGCGCAAAAGACGCAGAACTTAACAAAGCCCTTGGTCGTACTAAAACAGGGCGTAAGAAACCAGTTCGCCAAATGACTTCTACTCAGCGTTCACTTGCTCAACTTCGCCGTGAAGAAACTGAACTCGATGAAGGTATTTCTAACAACATGCGCTTGATTAGTAAAATCAAAAACTCAGGTGTTGTTAAATCTGGTTCTATGTCCAAAGATACTAAACCGGCTCCTAAAAAAGAAGGTGTAAATACTGCTGATAGGAAACCAGAAAAGTACATCAAGCCTGATGGTAAGATTGGTATTCGTATGGTTCCAATGGACAAAAATATTGTGGATAAAGATAAGTAAAATATTATGATTATTACTCGTGATGTGATTAATAAAAATATTAATTATTATGATTATGGTAGTAATGAATACTATTCATACAAACAATTATCAGTTCGGATAGATTTTTTTAAAAATTTACTGTTAGATTTTGGTTGTAAAAAGGGTGAAACTGTATTAATTGGATATGGGGCTGGAATAGATCAAACAGCACTACTTTTCGCTATTTGTGAACTTGGCATGGTTATCATTATTAATGATTATAAGATTATAGATGATGATTTGGGGTTTATTGATCCTAAAAGTAAAATGTTAATGCCTATAAATTACTTTTTTGGATATGATACTGATGAAGACATCAAGGTCAAATATTTTAAAAAAATATGCGATACCTATATAACATCCAATGAAGTTGAAAAATATAATAATTATTCTAAAAATTCTTTAGTTTTATCAAACCCTGATGATGTTATATTGAAATGTACTAGTAGTGGAACTACTGGAACGCCCAAAAAAGTTGAACACACCCACAGGTTTTTATATAATATTTCTAAAAGAAATGCTTTATTTTTTAGTGGAAAGGTAGCTTCAATATGGAATTTAAATCATGGAAGTAGTGTTGCCACATACTTTTTACCAAATCTTATGAGTAAAGATGTTAAAGAAGTTATTTCGGCAAATCCACTTGTATTGAAAGAACCTAATTTATGCTATAGTCTATTTGGTGATACTAATCATATGATGATTCCATATACGCGCGATTTAATATTAAATATTGCGTTATACAAAATGCCAAATTTAACTTATTATACCTTAAGTTCTATACCATACGAAATAAAAGGCGCTTTTCAAAATAATAGGTGTAAAGATGTAATTTCGTTTTTCGGATGTAACGAGACTAGTGGCCCAATTTTTATTAATAAAGTTTCTTACACAAACTTTGATACTGATGCGTATCATTCGTTCGATGATTATTACAAAATAGAAAATTTAAACCCATTAACCGTTAAATTGAGTGAATATAATATAAACATAAATACTAATGATAATTTTGAGAAATTGACGCAGACTTCTTTTAAATTCAAGGGACGGTCTGATTTATTAAGAATAAACGGAAGACCTATACCTGATAAGTATAATTTATTAGATTTGGCATTTGAATACGCCTTAGTTTATGATATACTTCGCAATAAAATATATTTGGCCATCTGGCAACAAAACCGGATGATAGCAGATGAAATGGAAATAAAAAACTTTGTTGATGACTTAAATGATATTTTGATAAAGAAATCTTATGGAGACCACTATATATCAAAGTTCGATATATTAAATAAAGCGGATTTTATTGCCGGAGTTAAATTAGACCAAGAGTTTTTAAGATTCTATTTTAGAGAAAAAGTTAAAGAATATGCTAAATTTTAAAGGTTATATAACAGAAAGAGGCGAAGACTCTAAAGGCCATTTTATCAGCACCGAAAAGGGTGCTGGTATGACAGCCAANGGAGTTAAGGCTTTTAGGAGTAAAAATCCTGGAAGCAAGCTTCAAACTGCTGTTACTGGAAAGGTAAAGCCTGGAAGTAAAGACGCAAAACGACGTAAGAGCTTTTGTGCAAGAATGACCGGGATGCCCGGTCCTATGAAGGATGAAAAAGGTAGACCAACACGTAAAGCAATGTCGTTAAAAAGATGGAAGTGTTAATGGCTGACTATAGCAGATTAGATCGGATTGAAGAAAAGATTGACAAGTTAAACGATTCTATGGTTACTATTGCCAGAACAGAAGAAAAACTTGTGAATATTGAGCAAAAATATTCTGCTCAATATGATCGCATGAACAAGTTTTCTGAAAAACTTGATGCTCTTGAAAAGCTTACATCTGAAAATTCTCAGACGGTAAATACTATTAATAAACTCTTTTGGGTTGCACTAATTGCAGTGGTTGGTGCCATTGCCACTAACCTCTTAATGTAAGGAAACAAAAAATGAACTATAAAGATATCTTAGCAATGGGTGAGGCATATAAGAAAGTTGCTGAAGCCGGTTGCAAAACTCCTAAAAAAGAAGCTATGGATCCAGTGAATGCCAAAGAACTTAAAGGCAAACACAAAGATCGTAAAGACAAAGACATTGACAATGATGGCGATGTTGATAAGTCTGATGAGTATCTTCACAAGCGCCGTAAAGCTGTTTCTAAAGCCATTAAAGGTAAAGGAACCGAGACTGAAGTTCAAACACAAGAAGCAGTTGAAGATATGGACGAAGGTTCAATCAAAGGATCTGGCACCGATCGTAAAGCAGTTCTTAAAAAAGCTTATCGTTCAGGCGAACAAAAAACTCGTGATTTTTACAAAGGTACAATTACCCCAGCTCCTAAAACTAGTGATAAAGGAATTAAAAAGGCATTTGACAAAGGCACTGGATCAAATGATGGTAGCTCGGCAGCAAAAGGTGCCGCCCGTTCTACGTCCCAAGATACATTACGTGGAACAGAACATGGTAGATCAGAACCTTCGAATTCTGGTAAAACACACTATAAAACCCAAACTCATAGTAGTAAAATGAGTTCCATCCGTAACGCCAAAAAGGGTAAATTGCCTGAGTCTATTGGAATGGACGAAGCTAAAGATCATGGCAACATGAACAACGGTTCTCCTTCAGGTGAAGGTCTTTCTCCTTCTGCAAAGAAAGAGCTTGCTAACAAAACGCCTATGAATCCAGCAACTGATGAATTAGCTACAAATGCTCTTAACTTTAAGACCTTTAAAGCTATGACTAAAAAAGCAGCTATGCGTTCAAATGATAATGCCGCTGGTGATAAAAAAGCTATTGCATCTGCAACATCAGTTAAAGAAGGTGCAACTGGCATGAATAAGCGTCATACTGTTGAAATTGATCACGATCACGAGCATGATCCCGATGCTAAAAAGCACAATATCCAGCTGGATCTTATCGGCAGTGGACCCTCGCGAGGGGCCCATGCAAGCGGTAAGAAAAAGGATCTTCAAAAGTATTTAGCTATACATTACGGGGGACGTGAACATGCAAAAGAAGTTCATCCTGAAGTACATTAAACTGTTATGTCTGTAGATAAAACTCCCCTAAAAACAGGAAAATAATAATGACTATTACACCTCCAGCATTTCAAAAAGACGCTGTCCCTTCATTGAAGGGATGGCATCACCCTAAGACTAATGAGCTTCTAAAATCCCAAAGAATTAGTCAGGCAGAGATTGACGAATTCAATGGCGTTTTAGTTGAACCAGAAGCTGAAGAAGAAATTGTTATAGATAGTACTAATGACATCCCTGATGAACTAGAAGCTATGACTAAGCGAGAGCTAGAAGCATATGCACGTGAGCATGGTGTAGAACTTGACCGTAGATTATCAAGAAAAAAACTATTAAACGAAGTATTTTCATTAGTAAAAAGATAATTAAATGAATCATGATGATGATTTACTAGAAGAAGATCTGGTAATATTTGCAGCGAAACACTATTACTCGCCTTTAGGTAAAATCGACCCTGAAGAGTTTTATGCGGATTTGAAAAGATTTAAATATATCAAGCGCCTTGTTAATAGGCATTTGGAAACTGGTGTGTTAGCCGACCGCTTGATATTAAACCATCTTATAGTCATTTTCAATGTATTTGGAAACTATGGCGCTATTAGGATTTTAGGTTTAAAGCTTACCGATGAGCAATGGACTGTAGTTAAGCCGTTTCTCCAGTTTTTGAAATATGTTCGTGATAACCAACTATCTGACATTGAATCGGATCAGATAGTAGTAGATAAACTTAAGAGGATATAATGGGTATTATCAAACGCGCCGGTGATTTAGTCTATACATTTAGATTTCTCACATTGCTCACTACACCATTCGATAAAACGAAAGCGTTTGAAGCTGGTATTATTGATGCTGATGGTAAACGCAACAAGCAATTTAATACAAATACCATGGAAGACCGTGAAGCGTATAAGAACTTTTATACTCCTTTCCATAGACTTGTATTTAATGTAAAACGTCTTATGGCAAAGGCTCCTGGTGGAAGCAGTAGTATCGCTTCATATGCTGCCGGCTTATATCTTATTAAAGAAAACTATAGTGTATCAGAGAAAAAGATCCTTAAAGGTCTTGCTGATATTGGTATTGATTCAGCAGATTTACTTGCAGAAGAAAATCAGTGGTTTGTATTAGAAAATAATCAGTTATCACCTGGCGTCTATATTTTAAAGAATGAAAAAATCATTGATAATGTCGATATAATGGTTGCCAAAGGATCTAAAGTTAAAGTCGCTGAAGATTCTTTCCCAGTTGGTGATATTTTTGGAATGAATATTTATGAAGCGACTCATATTAGAACAAATAAAAAAGTGTACATTACTTCATCGGAGATTGTTAGATGAAACCAGAATGGAAAAGGGCTGGACGAAACGGCGAATTAGAAATTAAATTTCCTACAGGGCGCCGTTTTAAAGTAGAAAAACATCTGGACGAGAATGAGCGGCATAAAGGTGAATGGAAAGTTATGGAATATAAAACCGGTGGTTGGGTAGATGACTGGGAATGGATTGACACATATAAGCCAAAAGGTTTTGCTAAACAAAAAGCCATGCAGTTAGGTCAATATGATAAAAAGGGAAAAAAAGTAGCTGATTATTCTTCTACTTTCCAATATGAATCAGTATCTTATGAGTGTCAAAACTGTGCAGAATATGGCTCTGAGTTATGTAAAGATTGCCTTAATGAAAAAGAAATAGAAAACGAGCATCCTAACTGCGGTACTCCTGATTGCTGCGGCGAATGTGAAACTGCTAATGTAACAGAAGAACTTGGTATGACTACGGCATCTGCAGGCATTCCACAGGATACAAAAGACATGGGACCTCGTTTCAAAGCACACAATGTCACTGACAGACGCCGCAGAAAAGACAAGTCGCCAGTTGTTCTAAAAAGATTTAGAAAGTATATGGAAGAAAAATAATGCTTAAGATTTATATTTTTCTAGCAGTATTGGCAGTATTTGGTGGTATAGGTTACGGTGCATACGCATACTATACTAGCACTCAGGCAACTATTGCATTATTAAGAGAAAACAACACAAAGCTTGTTATTGCTGCAGAAACACTACAAGATACTATTGATCAAATGGAAGCGAACCAAGCTCGAAATGAAGAACTTAATAAAGAGTTATCTTCTGCTCTTCAGAAAGCTGAAGGTAAACTTGACGGACTTCGTAAACGTTTTAGTCAAATTGATATTGTTCGTGAAGCTCAAGCTGAACCAGACAAAATGGCAGAGAGAATCAATCGTGCCGTTGATAGACTTAGAGAGGAATTGATGAATGAAACATCTACTGTGGATAGTTCCAGCAACACTGATTCTGAGTAGTTGCGGTGCTGGGTCTATTGACGAAAAGATCGTAACGCAAACAAAATACACAAAGCAAAATATTCAGATTCAAGAGAGACCTAAACCTGTTGACTTTCCTGATACTGAATGGTTTGTGGTATCAGAAGAAAACTTTGATGAAGCCATGAAGAAAATTGAAGAACATGGCGGATCAGTTACCTTTATGGCTATTACGCCTAAGGGTTATGAAAACCTATCTATCGGAGTCGGCGAACTTCGAAGATATATCCTTCAACAGAAGGAAATTATTGCTTACTATGAAAAAGCAATAGAAGGCCCTACCCCTAAAAAATAATACAATATGTAGTAACATTTTATCTGGTTTCTGTAATAAACGCGGTTTACAGAAACCAGAAAGCAATATATAATACTACCAATTGAGTAATCATAGACAATTTAAAACGTTTCAGAATAGCAATATTCTGAGGGGTCGCCTTATTCGCTTTGCTGCAGGAGAAACAGATGCTATTCGAAGAACAAATTTCCAGAAAACCAAATCACTATCCATGGACTAATGACTTTATTGAGGCCATTTGGAGTGGCTTTTGGACGCCTGAAGAGTTTAATTTTACATCAGACTATTCTAATTTTAAGACCGAAATGAATGCTCAAGAGAGGCAAATTCTAATCCGCACGCTTTCTGCTATTGGCCAGATTGAAGTAGCAGTCAAAACTTTCTGGTCTAATCTAGGTGATAACTTGCCACATCCAGCTCTTCGTGATCTCGGTTATGCGATGGGCAACTCAGAAGTTATTCATAATATGGCATATGAGAAACTCCTAGAAGTTCTACAATTAAATGATATCTTTGAAGAAAACCTAAAAGATCCGGTTGTATCAGGCCGTGTAGAATATTTGCGCAAGTATCTTTCAAAGGTTTACAAAGACGATAAAAAGCAGTATATTTACGCTATTACACTGTTTACACTATTCGTTGAAAATGTATCATTGTTCTCACAGTTCTATATCATTCTTCATATGAATAAGAATAAAGGTATTCTCAAAGATACAGCACAGCAAGTAAAGTATACGCGTAACGAAGAAATGTTGCATGCTCAAGTTGGTATTAAACTTATCAATACAATGCGTCAAGAATACCCAGAGCTTTTTGATGCTGAAATGGAAGAGCGTATTGCTCATGAGTGTGAAGAGTCTATTCGTTGCGAATCAGAAGTAATCCGTTGGATTATGGGCGATTACGAAGAAAAAGGTTTGAACTCAGATATTCTTGTCGAGTTCATTAAAAAACGTATGGTTGAGTCACTAGAGCAAATTGGCTTTAATCATAACATTACGTACGACGAACATCTGATTAAGGAAACCAAGTGGTTTGACGAGGGTTTATACGGAACCAACATGGTTGACTTTTTCAATGGCAGACCAGTAGACTATGCCCGTGGTCAAGGCATCTCAGCAGACGATTTATTTTAAGGAAACATAAATGGCATTTAAATGGCTAAACAATGACTCACGGACATTCCTCAGCCGTGGGTATCTGCAACCAGGCGTCACTCCTGAAGACCGCGTCCGCAAAATCGCTGAAGCGGCTGAAGAAATTCTAGATCAACCTGGCTTTGCCAAAAAGTTTTATGACTATATGAGTATGGGCTTTTATAGCCTATCCTCTCCTGTATGGTCAAACTTTGGTGAAGAAACGGGACTTCCAATTTCGTGTAATGGCGTTTTGGTTGAAGACTCTATTGAAGAGATCCTACAAAAAACAGCAGAAGTAGGTGTACAGACAAAGCTTGGAGCTGGAACATCTGGGTTCTTTGGCAACATTCGACCTCGTGGAAGTCACATTAAAGGAGGAGGAAAGGCTGATGGACCTGTTCATTACCTACGCATGTTTGACGTTGGCACTGACGTTATTTCTCAAGGTACCACTCGCCGTGGGGCTTTTGCTGGTTATCTTAACATTGATCACCCTGATATCATGGAATTCCTAGAGATTCGTGAACCTGGTGCAGAAATTCAAAATATCAGTCTAGGCGTAACTATTCCTGATGAGTGGATGCAATCTATGATTGATGGAGATACTGACAAGCGTAATATTTGGGCAGCTGTGCTTCGTAAACGCAAAGAAACTGGTTATCCATATTTGTTCTTCTCTGATACGATTAATGATAACAAACCTCAGGTTCTTAAAGACAAAAACCTTCCAATTTGGGCATCAAACCTTTGTTCAGAAATTGCACTTCCATCAAGTGTAGAATGGACGTTCGTATGTAACCTATCATCTATGAACCTTGCTACATGGGATAAATGGAAATATACAGACGCTGTAGAAACTCTCACATATTTCCTAGATGCTGTTATGGAAGAATACATTCGTAAGACAGATGGGCTACGTTTCATGGAATCAGCTAACTTGTTCGCGAAGACTTGGAGAGCACTCGGTATTGGTCAGCTTGGTTGGCATACACTTCTACAAAAGAAACGTATCCCGTTTGAGTCATTCCATGCCCTTGAACTTACTGAAGAAATTAGTAAGTTTATTGACGAGAAATCTCTTGAAGCTTCTAAAGAGATGGCAGAGGAATATGGCGTTCCTTCAGGTCTTATGGGATACGGTGTTCGTAACCTTACACGATGCGCTATTGCTCCTACAACATCTTCTAGCTTTATTCTTGGACAAGTATCACCATCGATTGAACCACTTGCATCAAACTATTTTGTAAAAGATCTTGCTAAAGGATCTTTCACTTATAAAAACCCACATCTTATGGCTGTTCTAGAAAGTTATTCTAAGAACAATGATGAAACATGGGATAGTATTTTGATGAAGAAAGGTTCTGTGCAACACTTGGACTTCTTGACTCAGAACGAACGTGATGTGTTTAAAACTTTCTCTGAGATTAGTCCTATTAACGTAGTACAACAAGCCGCTGCAAGACAGACATATATAGATCAGAGCCAGTCTTTGAACTTGATGATTCCGCCTTCAGCTTCTGCTAAAGATGTTAATGCGTTGATTATTGAGGGATGGCGACTGGGTATTAAAACATTCTATTACCAGCGGTCGTCAAATCCTGCACAGGAACTTGTTAGGGATATTATGACCTGCGTCAGTTGTGAGGCATAAATTGAAAATAGCAGAATATATTTGCGAATGTGATTACTGCGACTCGGAAACCCGAGTCGTGGTAATTAACGAAAGAGAAGAACCATTGTTTTGTTCTATGTGTGGGCAAGAATCTAACCATGCTTTTCTTGATGGAGAAGAAGATAGCGATGAGTGAAAATTTTTATATTTTAAATAACTTTCCACAAGAGTTTTTGGATGAAGTAAGAAAATATTGGGATGAGAATCATACTAATATGGAAACGATGGAGTGGGCCGGGGATCGAAAGGTGGCCGGCACTGTTACCAGAAAGAAAATGAAATCATATGATTTACCTGACGATTATCTTGTTAAAAAATTTAAAGAAATTTTTGATTCTCCTTTAGTCAAAGAAGGCTCTTTTGGGTATCTGTATTATGCGGCGGGTTCTGGCCATTTTATTCACCACTACGATATTGGCAGAACGGCAGGCATTAATATGCCTGTTTGCGTGGATTATGACAATAGCGTTTTTTATTCCGGTGATAACGGGGAAGAATTAAATGACTCGGACTGGGATTCTATGTATCGTGGCGAAATGGAATTTGAGTTTAGACCAGAAAATTATAAATTTTATAATATGAGAAAACCTATTCTTTTTAATGCAAAATGCCCACACAATTTTGCTAATTGGGCGAATACAGATAGAGTTTTATTTACATTAAATTTTAGTTCTACAGCTAAAGAGATGAAAGAATTGCTTCCGCAAGAATGGTTTTAAAGTTCCATATATAATACATAATGACACTTTAATGAATTGTTGATGTAACATATGTGGTACTATAATAATGAGGCTTACGAGCCATCTGAAGAAGACTTAAAGGAATGGGTAGGATTTGTGTATGTTATTACCGATAAATCCAATAATAAGATGTACGTTGGAAAGAAGACGTTTTGGTCTAAACGAACATTACCTCCGCTCAAAGGCAAAACCCGTAAAAGAAGAAGTGTTGTCGAATCAGATTGGAAATCCTATTATGGATCCTCTGATCTGGTTAAGCAACTGTTACTTGAGGCCGGCGAACAAAACTTCCATCGTGAAATATTATACTTTTGTAAATCAAAGGGAGAGATGGGATACCTAGAAGCCAAAGAACAATTTGATAGAAATGTATTACTAGATGATAGCTATTACAATGGTATCATTAACTGCAAAATACACCGGTCCCATGTTAAATCTTTAAAATGAAAACTATTAATTTAGATATTACGCATCGGTGTACACTCCAATGCATTAATTGTCAGAGATCAATTTATAAAAAAGTTCCTGGCTATGACATGCCTATTGAAGAATATATAAAGATAGCTGATTATTTTGATGCAATAAGATTTTGTGGAAATATTTCGGATCCAGTATTTAATCCAAATTTCATAGATTTTCTTCGAATAAACTATGAAAGAAATATTAAAACAAAAGTGCATAACGCTGCCACCGGAAAATCGCTAGATTGGTATAAGCGCGCCTTTGCCTCAAATCCGGATGCTTTATGGATTTTTGGTATAGATGGTTTACCAAAGGATAGCCACATATACAGAAAAAACCAAAGGGGTCATGAGCTTTTTGAAGCTATGAAGCTATGTAATAGTATGGGGTTACATACTATTTGGCAACATATTATATTTAGGTATAACGAAAATACTATGGACGAATGCAAACGCATAGCCTTAGAAAATAATATAGAGTTAGTATTCATAAAATCAAATAGATGGCGTAAAGACGATCCACTTAAGCCATTAAATCAGAATAATTACATATGAAGACACTTTATCCAAAATGCTTAGAAGATAATGGAGAGTTCGGCAACACGAGTACAGGGTATTTGTTACCATGTTGTTGGTGGGATCAACCCGATTTATTTGAAAGTGATATAAGAGAATTATTAAAAGATAAATTTAAATTGAGTAATGCAAATTCCGTGGATGATATAGTAAACTCAGATGAATGGTCTTCTTTTTATGATAATTTAAGAAACAACATTGGTCCGGATCATTGCTTTAACATGTGCGGCAAAGCTGGTAAAAATTATGAAATAAAGTGTTTACAACTAAATAGTCCTATGGTATAACAGTTATATCATAAGGAGACACACAATGATTATCATTCACCAAATCAAACTCACTGAAGATCAAATTGTGGCAGGACACACTGGGACGGTAGTTCCTGCTTTTGAAGCAAAAATGAGTGTTCANTTTCGCGCCGATAACTTTAAGACTGAAAATTTTAAATTCTACACAGAAACAGTCTCGGTAGACACTGATGATCTTGAAGTTGCCTTTGAAGCTACAAACTTGTGGAATATGCCACAGATTACAAAAAAATTCAGTGATGCTGTCTACTCATCTTCAGTAGGTGATATTTTCCAGAAAGGTGATAGATACTTTATGGTTGATACCTTTGGATTTAAAGAGCTTTACTTCTTCGCAGATGAGCTTATCTAAATTATAGGCAGGGTTTACATTCCCTGCCTATTTTAGTATAATGTATAGATTAAACAAAGGAAGTATACAATGATCTTGATTGACTATTCAGGCATCTCTATTGCCCCTATTGCTATGGGTGCAGTAAAGTGGGATGATGAAAACCTTATTCGCCACATGATTTTGAACAGTATTCGCTCATATCGCAAGAAGTTTAAATCATATGGCGACGTAATTATCGTAGGAGATAATGGCGGCAACTGGCGTAAAGACGTCTATCCTGAGTACAAAGGTAAACGAAATAAAACTCGTGATGAGTCTAAAATTGACTGGGATGTGGCATTCAAAAGTATCAACCTAGTCTTAGATGAAATTCGTGGTAACTTTCCATATAAAGTTATTAAACAATATGGTTGCGAAGCGGATGACACTATTGCAGAAATCACAAAGTGGACTCAAGAGTTTGGTAACTATGAGGAAGTTATGATCGTATCTGCTGATAAAGACTTCAAGCAGCTTCAGAAATATGGAAACGTGTCGCAGTATTCGACTATTACTAAAAAGCTGGTAAAGGTTGAAAACCCTCGCTTAGAACTTATGGAGCATATCCTTAAGGGCGATCAAGGTGACGGTGTGCCCAATGTTCTTTCCGATGATAGAGTATTTGTTGAAGAACGGCGTCAAAACGTCCTATCAGCCAAGAAAAAGGCAGCTCTTTTAGAAGACCCTAAATCTTTGGGTGAAGAAGTATATCGCAATTATCTTAGAAATAAAAAGATGATTGATTTAACAGAAGACTCGGCGTGTCCTGAGTCTGTAAAACAAGAAATCATAAATAGTTTTGTAAGCCAAGATCCGTCTGGCAATAGTAAAAAAGTTATGAATTATTTAATTATGAAGCGTTGTAGGCTTCTATTGGAATGTGTGGGAGACTTTATTTAATGGCACTAATGGTATATGAAGTTTTGGAAAAATTTGCCAAAGCTGAAACACGTAATGAAAAGATTAAAATTCTACAAGATAATAATAGTCAGGCGCTGCGTGACATTATTCAAGGTTCGTTAGATCCTCGTATCGTATGGTTGTTGCCTAAGGGCGATGTTCCATATACGGCGTGTGACCCACATAACGCACCTACAACCCTACTAAAGAAACATAAAGACTTCTTATATTGTGCTAAAGGTGGCAAGGGCGATAATATGCCTTCCATTAAGCGTGAAAAGATTTTCCTTGGGATTGTCGAGTCCATTCATCCTAAGGACGCAGAATTGGTGTGCAAAATGATTAACAAAAAGCCGCCAGTAAAAGGTCTAACTGTAAAACTAGCACAGGAGGCATTCCCTGGCTTGCTATAGTTTAGACATTAATTTTAAACCTTAATCAGAAGTGTGTTCGTTTATGCGATCACACTTTTTTTATTTGGAGACAAACTTATGGTTTCAGCAACAATCGACCGCTTAAAGAAAGATTCACGAAATCTCGGATGGGCAGCGGAGAGATATAGAAAACAAGGAAGAACGGATAGAATGTATAAAGTATTAAATAAGAAAGCTTATCTAGACGACCAAATTGCTGAAATAGAAGAAACGCTCCTAATAGCTGCATAGTTATACAATAGCCTCGGTTGCAAAAATAAATGCAATCGGGGCTATTTTTTTATGTACAGCACTAATATTGTAGTGTAGAACTTATATAACATAAGGAGATACACTATGACATTCATGACTTTCAATTCAAACCACGGTGTTCACGCAGCAACAAATTGCCTCGTAGATCTTACCATTCTTGAAACTCTCAACACATTTGTTGTATCGACTGAAAAAACTCAGGATGAATTTCAAACTTGGACCGATGCGGTTAAGTTTGCCGAGTGGAAATTTGGCGTTAAATTTAACCTAAAATAAGGGTGTACAAACCCTTCAAACTCTGTATAATAAAGTTAACAACTTTAAGGTGGGACAGTATACCATGAATATCTTCATTCTTGACAAAAATCCAATTCAAGCAGCACGACTTCAGTGTGACAAACATGTAGTAAAGATGATCGTAGAGTCTGCTCAGATGCTCTCTACTGCACATCGTATGCTAGACGGTGATGTGACTAAGATCCCTTCAAAGTCAGGTAAACGTATGGTAAAGGCATGGACACTTCCAGACGAGCGTGAAGATACCATGTATAAAGCCGTTCATATGGGTCACCCTTGCACAGTATGGACTATGGAGTCTGTAGAAAATTATCGCTGGCACCATGAGCACTTTGTTGCACTATGCGACGAATATGAGTATCGCTATGGTAAGGTTCATGCAACAGATAAACTTCTACGTTATTGGCTACATCAACCACCAAAAAATATTCCAAAGGTATCTATGACTCCATTTAAGCTTGCTATGGGTATTGCTCCAGAATGTATTAACGAAGCAGATCCAGTAGGTTCATACCGTTCATTCTATCAGACAAAGCAAGATAAATTCTCTATGGTTTGGACAAAACGTAAAACGCCAGATTGGTTCGAAAGAAAGGTAGCATAATGAGACTTGATAATCTTACAAAAGACCAAGCAGACATGTGTGATATTATTTGGAATGTTGACACATATGACGAATTTAAGCATTTGTCAAAAGATTGGTCTGAAGAAAAACGTCAAATGGCAGTGACTCTAATGCATATTATGGGTTATGAAGATTTAGAACTAGAGATTGGAAAAATGCAAACATATCCCATTGCTGAAGCTATTATCCAAAAGGTTAAAAATGGAAGTTAATTTTCTTGGTCATAAGCTTTCATCTTTGCAGGAGTCTATTGTATATAATGCAGTAGATTCGGCGCTTGATTTTCTCATGTCTAAAAGACTTAAGAAAACTATGATTATAGATATTCACATCGTCAAGGATTTGATTTATAAGAATATGGTATGGGGTGATGTTGCTCCAGAAGATGAAGACCGATCACCTAAAATATTCGAACTTCGCCTGAACTATTCTGGCATTAAATCATTCGAAAAACTAATGGAGACATTATCACATGAACTCGTTCACCTCACTCAGTTTGCTACTCGTCGTTTGTATTATTTTTCTGATGGTGACACAGCCAGATTTGATGGGCAACGATATTCCCTTGATGATACAAAATACAACGACCGACCTTGGGAAATAGAAGCTTTTTGGCTTGAGTATCAAGTATTTGATCGTATAATGGAAGAGAATAAAAACATTGCCAAATACATCGAAAAGAAAAGTCAAAAAGGCTGGGGATACTCAGCAGAATCAGAGCTTTTTTCAACAAAATCTGATTACGTTGGAGTCGCTTGAATTTGGCAAGGAAGGCACAAAACTTCGTTTAGTTGAATCAGAATCTGGAAAAACACGATATATACAACTGTGGTCTTCCCTATCTAAACAATGGAATACCGCATATCGATATAATATCGAAATAGAATGGCAAAAGTGGAAAAAATTACATGCCCGTATATACGCTAAAGGACCTAAAAAGTCAAGACCAGTGGGACGTGACGTGCAGCTGGGACGAACTACAGACAATGCTAAACGAACAACCAGACGTAAAGCAGGTGCTGTCAGCCCCAAAGATAGTAAGCAGCCGAATGGGAAACAACGATCTAAAAGTACCGGACGGATTCAAGGATCTGCTAAAAAATAAAGTTAAAAAAGGCTCAGGAAAGGGCAACACCGTTAATGTCTAGATCATATTCTTCTAATGCTATTCGCATAGAGCATCTTCCATCATTCAACCCTTTGACTGAAAATCAGAAAAAAGCATATAATGATTGGAAAGATAATAAAAGCCATCTAGTACTTTCTGGTTCTGCCGGTACTGGTAAAACATACATGGGCATTCGCTTTGCTATGGAAGCCGTTCTCGATAAAGAAAGCCCATATGAGCAACTTGTAATTGTACGCTCAATTGTGCCCTCGCGTGATATCGGATTCTTGCCGGGCATGGAAGAAAAGCTTGATCCATACAANAAGCCNTANCAACAGCTNNTNACTGAGATNTTTAATAANAAAGAAGCGTGGTCTAAGCTTGAAGCAACTGGTCGTGTTGTATTTGAACCTACATCATTCTTACGTGGTACATCATATCATAATGCAATTATCCTTGTTGATGAGATGCAGAACCTAAACTTTCATGAGCTTGATACCGTTGCTACCCGTGTAGGTAATAACTGCCGAATGATTATGTCCGGGGATTATTACCAGTCAGACTTCGATAAAGAAGATGAAAAGAATGGTATTCTTACGTTCATGCGCATTGTCGAAGACATGGCCAAGTTCGAGATCACCGAATTTACATGGAAAGATATTGTCCGCTCAGACTTTGTTCGTGACTATATTATGACGAAAGAGATGTTAGGAATTAAGTAATGGATAAAACTCAAATAGGTTTAGATTGGCTACAAAATCAAAGTGAAGATGTATTTTGTGAAAAGACTATTGTTGCAGACAAGGACCATCTTAAAACTCTTCAAAATTTAAGCCGTTCAGAAGAATATCATAGCGGCTTTGCTGTGACTCCAGTGGGATCGTGGAAGATATTTCCTAAGCTTGAAGATCATCCGGATCTATATGAATACCTTGAAAAGAATACGTATCCATATGATCAGCCTATTGGATCTTATTGGATGAAGTGGTATGGACCAGGTCATTTTGCTGGTATGCACCAAGATCAATATGGATCTTATGCACAAAATGATACGACTAATAGTGTCTGGTACGTAACATCTATACTTGTTGACTGCAAAAATATGGTTGGTGGAGAGTTAGTTATTGCTGGAGATACCTCGTTTTTGAATACACATGTTATTGCTGAAAGAATGAAAGTACTGAATATTACTACCCCGGGAAACGGAGCTTGTTGGAATCAATATACACAACATGGTGTTGCCGAAATTTTAGAAGGTGAAAGAGTAACATTGATGATCGCTAAAAAAAGTAATGAACCTAGAGACCCATATCTAATTAAGCAAGAGACAATTCAGGAATAAATTATGGCTAAGTATACGCGTTTTGACCCTCGTAATAGAAAATATGGTCGTAACAAAGATCGATCTTTGAAAAAGGATATTAGGATCAGAGAAGCTGAAGATAATAAAGCTGAGAAATATTATGGCAAGAAAATAGAATGGGTGATTGTAGATGAGACCGAAGATCAGGGTGCTTAGATATATCAGGCGAGTATTGATTGCTACATCAATTTTAGTTAATGTTATTTTAGGAGGTCCTTCTAATCAAACGTTCTCTGCGCGTAACCACGGATGGAAAAAGATTAACAAATATAATTTGGTATGGCTAATCGATTTTTTGGTATTTTGGGACAATGATCATTGTATGATGAGTTGGTTATACTGGAAAACAGGAAAAAATATCCGAAAAGGCGGCGCAAGGTATATACAAAATAAAGCTAAGATGTTATGAAGCATAACAATGTTTTGATATATACGACGCCTAGAACTGGATCTACATTTCTTTTTGACGTTATAAGTGAAATTATATGGAAAGGTAAAGACGAAAGCTTACGTATGACAATACCATTTGGTGGTTATGGAGGCGAGCCATTTTCCGAATGTAAAAATATTGGAAAAACCATAGATGAATGTAATTTTTTGGCCGGCGGATCAAATCCCTTTGTTTTGAAATTAATGCATAACCATTTGCAAAAATTTACGGATGCAGATCTAAGTAAGTTTAAAGCTATGTTAAAGAACAGAAACTTTTTTGTAATTTCTTTGACGCGCGAAGACTTAAAAAATCAAACGCTGAGTTGGTATATTGCTGTTCAAACTAAACAATTTTCAGAACAATCTTATCATCAGATCACCGGAGATTATGAATCTTTTTCCCATCAACTTAATTTTTTGCACGAGAACGTAGAAAATCATAAATCTAATAAATATAATATTCCAATAGACCAAGAAATGGTTTATGAAAAGTTTACAGAATCAGATGAAATTACTATAGATAACGAAACATTTTCTTTAAAAAATATTTTGCCAAATATTAAAATTTTCAGAGCTTTACCAAAATACGAAAAGTTGCAAAATTTGAAAAAAGTTAATTCTTGGTATTCCAAATTAATGAAAGAAAAAAATCAGGAAGTGTTTACAAAACAAAGCTAATGTGATAAAATAAATTCATAATTGATAGGATATAATATGCGAATTTTGACTGATGTAGACGGCGTACTCTTGAATTGGGAATATGCATTCAACGTGTGGATGAAAAGCCACGGTTATGAAGAAGATCTTTCTTTGAGCTCAAGTGAATATGACATGGGTACTCGTTATGGAATTTCTGCCAAGAAAAAGCGTAAGCTAATTAAAATGTTTAATGAGTCGGCTGCAATTGGGTTTCTTCCTCCATTGCGTGATGCTATTCATTACGTGCGTAAACTACATGAGGAACACGGCTATGTGTTTCATGTAATCACGTCCCTTTCACTTGATCGTAATGCACAAATGCTTCGTGAGCAAAATCTAAAGAAATTGTTTGGCGAAACGGTATTTGAAAAGTTTGTCTATTGTGATACGGGAGCTGATAAAGACGAAGCTCTTGAGCCATATATTAACTCATTCGACGTATGGATTGAAGATAAAATTGAGAATGCAGAACTTGGAATCGATTATAATCTAGACTCTATTCTTATTGAACATGGTCACAATATGCACTATGACGGTGTTCCACTCATGAAGAACTGGAAAGAAGTTTACGAATATGTCACAGGAGAATGATTTGCCAATTGTAATTCACTGCATTTGCTGTGAGGAAAAAATGGTAAATGCGAGCTATATGTATCCAGAAGGTAAAGCCGTAGTTCACCCAGAATACGGCACTGTATTCCAGTCTTCTGGGAACTACGGCTCTACAGTATTTGATCCGATGGACGGTTCTATTGCAGAAATTTGTATCTGCAATGACTGTCTTGAAGACAAGAAATGGGCAATGAATATTAAGGCATATAAACCATGAGTATATTTGAAATTCTAAATCTTCGTAGTCAATGGGAAGAATTGGCACGGAATCTAAATACTGATATAGATAGTTCTATCTCAGGTCTTAAATCTTTTATTGAACATAGTTATAAGAGTAACCGATTTAAAGAAGGTTGGGCTGAAGCTATGGAAATTGCTGAACAAATCGTAGAAAACTCAAAATGAAAAAGTTAATTTATCAGGTATATCTTGGAAAGAAATCTAAACTTTATGATCACTGTATTTCAAGTGTAGCAAAGTATGCAAAAAGAATTGGTGCTGAACATATCGTTCAGCGCACGCCGCTTCTTATGATTGCGCCAGATCCATTTACATCAAATCGTAGCAAAGAGTCATACCAAAAGCACGGTGGGTTTCTCCCTATTTACGAAAAGGAAAACGCCTTCGCTTATTTTAAAGGTTATGATCAAATTGCAATTATTGACGCTGACATTTATATCCGAGAAACTGCTCCAGATATTTTCGAAGACTTAGATCAAAAATATGATTTCGGAGCTGTGTTAGAGCGTGATATGCCTATGACTAATCAGTATCAAGCGAAGATAAAAAATTATTCTAACATGCAATATGGAATGAATCCTATTCGCCAGTTGTTTGATTGGAGTAATACTTCCGGAGCTAACTTTTATAATATGGGTATGATGGTTATGAACAAATCATTTGCTACTCATTTAAAAGGTCAAACTCCTATGCAATTCCTACGTA